TTGATATACTTTCACCTACTTGTTGCCATGTAGGTTCTTCATCAAATCTAGCAACAATATACTCATTGGCACCGTTAACCCGCCACATTGGAAGGTCATGTGTACCATTGTTTTTAAAAATATTAGTGATAGCGACTAGCTTTAGTTTCATTGTAATACTCCGGACACTTTTCTATTTCTGATAAGTTCACATTGTATTTGGTCGCTAAAGTTTTAGCTGTATGCTTCCAATACGCTCTAAAGCTAGGATCCAAAGTTCTACGGCTAGCAATAACTACTTTCGCAATTCTTCTTTTCACATCATCTGTTGACATTTTATACCAATCCTCAAGATACGTTTTTAATATTTCTATTGCCCAAGGCATTTATTCTCTCCCTCAACTCTGTAGTAGAAAAGCTATGCTCACGCTTATTGTAGTATATATCTATACCACGCTGTTCACAGATTTCTCTGCCTGTAAGCAAAACATTTCGATATTCCTCACCCACAATGCGAACATCTAAGTCAAGTGTAAGCAGTAAATCCTCAAGGTCCCTTTCAGTCTGATACACCACAATTTTATCTACATACTTTACAGCGTCTAATTGAATCCAGCGTTCTACAAGCGACTGGATAGGTTTATTCTTGCTGTTTGGTCTGTCAATAGTAGGGTCTGTTTGTAGACCACAAATCAAATAGTCGCACTGCATCTTTGCTTCTCTGAGCATTGTGATATGCCCAGCGTGCAAAAGATCAAAGGTGGAGCAAGTGAAACCAACTCTATCAAACAATTTATCCGCTATATCCATTCATTTTCTCCATGGATTGAAATTCTCCATCCAACAGGCCATTTCATTAGCCCAATAAGCAATCTTCTCGTTAACCATGTCTCGGTAATCCCAAGCGTCATAGTCCTCATGGTCAAAGGCAACACCGTCGGCATCTAACCATTCTTTTTCAAAGTAATTATGGTCCTCTTCCTCAACATCCCAATCACTATTTGCCCAGACTGCAGCACCTGCAAAGTTCACAAACTCATCTATATATGTGAGTTCAATGCGTACCTTAGGGTCAAACTCCTCAAGATGTCGAGCTAAACTTTTTGTAAACGGAAATATACTACACCAAGCACTGGTGATACTGACAAAATCATTGCCTTCCTCGTAGTAATCAACATGAGCCCACTTAGGACCTATGTAATCTTGCATCCAATCCCTTGAAGGATAATCTTCATCGTCCCACTCAGGTAAGAATCTTGCATTTTCAATGCCTTCTTGCTCAGATAGTTCAGAAAAAATGCGTGAAAATTCGGTCATACAAGCGTGATTGCCTGTGACCTTGAGAAAGTTATCTACATGATTTGCCATTGAAGTCTCCGAATACTAAAAAAGTGGGCCGTTTAGTGTCATGCCCAGGACTCGGTCTTTTAGTCATATCTACTAGGTAGGACCGGGTCACCTCATTACAAAGGATTACTCAAATACTGAGGAACCTGCAGCCTGATAGGCAGCTGCAATCATAGCACGGCTAGGAGTACCCAGACGATACACTGTAGCACCGTTCTTAGCAGTGTTAGTGTAAATAGGATAGCCGTTTGCACGGAGCTCGCTTACACGCTTGCCAAGAGAAGATACACCGAACAGACCGCTAGCCTGCTTAGCAGATAGTGACTGGCCGGAACGGAGGAAGTTAAGAACCTTCTGGTTCTGGGTTGTAGCTGTTTTAGACATAAATGTCTCCTTTCATCATCAAAGTTAATCCCACTTTTTATGGGAACCAATACGCTCGTTATCTTCATAACCGAGCATATATTCTTTATATTCTACACTATTTTTATCAGTGATGTCAACCCTATTTTCGGAGTTGTAGTTGGCGCCTACATAATAATGCGGGTCTTCACCACGTTGATAATAACTATCTGCAGAACCACGGTCATAAGGACCGCCATGTCTTTTATCTACCATTACGCTGCCTCCTCAAAACGAATGAGGGAACATTCACGCTGGCCGTTTTCGTCTTGTTTCCAAGAACGCTGACCTACGACCTTGTCGGCATCGTAGGACAAAACATCCTGCTCGCAATTGAGGTGACCATCAATGCTCAAGCGAGCATAAATGATGGTTTCCCATTCCGGGACCAAGGTTGACGGATCGAAATCGCAATCGTCAACCAGCTTCTGGCCGCGGATATACTCCTCGGAGTAATCGGAGGAATGCTCAATGCACTTCTCCACGGCCGCATAAAACGCAGGACCCTGCGCCTCAGCGAGGGAAACCTCAACCACATAGGTGTCGCCACCTTTGTTTTTCCAATACTGCGGGCAAGTACCCTTGCCGTCCCAATCGTGGGCACCATAGTTCTCGCAGAATTGAGTATAAATTACTAGTTTCATAATACAGTCCTCACAACCGTTTTCTCATTGTTTATATGCTATATTATACACGAATCTGAGGAAATGTCAAGCATTTTTTTAACTTTTTTTGAAATCTTTTTGCCAATAGAATCAATGACTTATATGCTTATAATACTATCTATAGGTTCACTTGTCAAGCCCTAAAAAACTCAACAAAATCAACAACTTAGGTAAGCCCTACAAGGGTCTGTAGGGCCCTGTACTGATTAGGGTACTCTGGGTACTTATGACTTCTTACTGAAAGCCTGAGCACCAAAGAAAGCGGCTACGATACCTGCAACTGCTACGAAATAAGTCGGTGCCATATCACCCAATGTGGCCTGTGCCTGATCTAACCCGGCCAAACTAGCACAAACTACGGCCGCTGGATACAGCAACATTCCCCACAGTGAGAACCAGGCCATACTGCGCTGTGCATCACGCATTGCGTCCTGATCTTCAAGCTCTTTTCGCTTGAATTCGATATACATTGCCTTTTCTTCATCATCTACTTTTCCATCACCATTTATATCTGCAGGCAATGGTTTCTTTTCCTCTGACATAAAAAGTCCCCTATGTTATATTTGTTATGGGTATCTTTTTATTTATAACATCATTTATTTGCTGTTTTGTGAATTGTCCATGTGGTTCATTGCATGAAGTATTATATCCTTCGCAATAATAACAAGTTTTCAATATTTTTTTATGGCCTTCTCCCTCAACGAAATCTCTGAGGCCTGCCATTATTTCTTCTTCATTGTCTCCTGTGAAATCAAATCCATCTTCTTCTTCAAAGTTCCATTCTACAGGTATTCCCATATTATCATATTGTGGGCCTTTTGTAATACAAATATTGCACTTATAGTATTTACCATTCATAAAAGAATGGCACATATCTTTCAATAAACAAGGATCATAAACTTCTCTTGCTCTTTCGTCTGTATGTTTTTCGTATTTGTCTAGAACAATAAAGCTACCTTGCTCATGCCAACCATAATTATCCTTGAAGTATTGCATTGATTTAAGTTCATGGGTTCTTTTTACATCACAAACATTTTCCCAACTAATATCTTTCTTATCTAGGAAGTCTACGATTTTAGCATAGTTTATATTATTGTTTGAGTATATAGAAACAGATAATGTATCTACAAGTTCAAAAAATTCATCTGGCATAGTAGGAATCATTATACCATTTGTAGAGAGGTTTGCTTTATACCCCGCCTTCTTTATTTCCCTGAGGTAATCTAATATCTGCGGGTGCATGAGAGGCTCCCCACCTATCAATCTTATGTAAGGAGTATTAACATATTTTCCCAATATGTTTAAATCTCGTACAAATATCGACAGGTCATCATCACGGTGAGGCTGGAATGGAGAACCTGAGCTGCAATTCGTACATTTCAAATTGCAGTGCCAAGTGACTATATGTTCCATATAGTGGCGAAATATTCTATCCATCAATCACCAAAAAAGGTTGTGTTATACCATGAATTTTATTAGTCATGGCCATTGTAGGAATAGTTCTTGTTATTTCTGGATGCTGAGATACAAGCCAGTCTGTGTCATAAGCCGTTACAAGATAATCACAATCATTTTTAATTTCATCAGGATTGGTAGTTGATATATCATTATCAACATAATACCTATAAGATTCTATTGACCAAGGATCATCCCAATCAGGGTGAATTTCAGTATAATCAAATCTACGTTTCATAGAAACCCATTTAACAAGTTCTTTATCACAATATGAAATCAAAACTTTTTTAGCAACCCGTCTGAGTTCTTTTAAATCAAAAACAAAATCCTCATAACTACAATGTGTATGAACACTGTAAACATAAGCAAGATCAAAAGTATTATCATTAAAGGGTAGGGGAATCATTTTTTCCCCTTCAGGATTATAACATTGATTGTGTCTATTATAATACATCCAGGTAGCCTCAGGATGTTCAACTTTAGCTTCTTTAATTACATAAAAATCTACATCAACACAGGTATAATTTTCAGGGCGTATAACACCCTCAGCCATACCATCTTTTAGCAGATTACCATGATTGCCACCGTAGTCCAATATCTTATAGTTACTAATGTCATCATCGGGTAGACAGTATCTTAAAAAGTGTAATCTATCTATTCTTTGGAACTTGTATGTTTTTTCGTTTATCAAAATTTAAACCCTTCATAAGTACCAAACTTTGCTACAGCTGTATTGTCAAACACAGGAGTATCATCATTGCCTGCATCCTGTAGTCCTTCTTGCGGGTCACCTTCTACATCAAACAGTTTCATTCTTGCTCTGTCCACACCTATCATAAAGCGTTTGTTACGTGTAGGATCCGAGTATCTATTCTTCAACTGTTTGACCATAATCTGACCAAGTTTCTCTAACTCCTCTGTACTTATAAGTGCAAACATTAAGTCTGCTGTTGCCGGGAGACCAAATGATTCTGAGGTATCAGTCAGTTCAACATCACTGCTATTGTAACCACTCCTTGTAGTCTGTGTTGCTGTGACTATAGGAACATCATACTCAACTGCTAGGCCTCGTAGCTCTTCTGCAATGGACTTAATGATTGTATAGGAGTTTGCTGACGAACCAGCACGGAACCTACTACTACTACAGATATTAAGATAGTCAATAAAAATAATATCAGGTACAAAGTTTCTTTTGAGTTTGAGTTCGTTGAGGAGCGCTTTGAAGTGTCCTGCGTGTGCTGAGGCTGTCGGGTATTCTTTGACGATAAGCCTGCCTTGTATTTTTTCATTTATCTTTCCAATTCTATCTTCAAACATTTGCTTTGACAAATCTTTTAACTGTCCTATAGGCAAGTTCATTAGATTTGCATCAATACGTTCTGCTATACGTTCTTCTGACATCTCAAGTGTTACATACAAAACACTCTTGCCTTGTGAAATACAGTTTGCTGCCATGTGACACATGAACAGAGACTTACCTACACCTGTGCCTGCAAGTGCTACGTTCAATGTTTTGTTAGCAAGTCCGCCTTCTGTAATCTCGTTGAACATGGCCAAGTCAAAAGGCATCTTTTCTTCTAGTCTATGATAAAACTCATAACGCTGTTCTGCGTTTTCAATATAGTCATGTCCTACGTTATTATCAAATCCTACCTGTAGTGCCTTTGATAACATATCAGGCAAAGCGTCAGGACCTCTGTCTTTGTCCTTGCCGTCAATGACCTGAATACTGTCCATAATAGCATTGTAGATTGCTTTATCCTTACAATACTTTTCAGTTTCGTCTAACAACCATTCAGCATCAGAGTCGTTCTCATACTCTGCCTTTAACCACTCGCTAAGTGCGGGTAGTTCACCTTCTGATATTTTCCTATCTTCTTCGATAGCAATAGCAAGTGCTTGTTTTGTTGGAGCTTTGTTGTATTTGTCAGCGTGCTGTGTTATCTTGCTAAGAAGTGTTTTGTGTTCTCCTGAAAAATATTCAGTCTTGAGAAAAGGAATAACTTTTCTAAAGTAATTCTCATCACTCAAAAGGGTGTTTAGTATTATATTTTCCAACCGTTGTTGCATTTCTTATCCTTTTACGAATCAAATCTACTGCGCCTTCTTGTAAATGCTCCCTAATAGTAAAGTCAGCATTGTCAGGCTTTACGAACATTTTGTTTGTATCATTATAACGTGAAATATCTATAGTGTCAAGGAATATAGTATAGTCTGCGTTAAATATCTCCCTTGTTTCAGGTGTGGGACAAACAAAGTCAGCTATTGCTGTTCTGCCAAAGTGTGCTTCACAATAGGCAAGACCACGCATACGCATGGCCTGTCTTAAACGTGCATTGTAATCAAAATGCCAATCACCTACTGCCTCTCTAACAAAATCAGCATTGAGGTGTATCATATCATTGTGACCTTCGCACAATCGCTCGGCCAACCAAGTTTTACCCGAACCAGGCAACCCACATATTAGGACTATCATTCGACCCACTCCCTGGAATGTTCTCCATATATTTTCTCAATACAGTCTCCACACAGAAACAACTCCTCATGTTCCTTGTGAAAACAGATTGCTTGGTCACCTTGCCAAATAGTTATTTGACAGCGATCACATACTCCTTCAGGCTTCTTCGACTTGCCCGTAGGCTGCTTCAATATCTTCTTCAGTAACTTCATCACGCATTATCCCATCAACGCTTGAAATAGCGTATCGTTTGTTAATCCATGCTAAGAAAGTTTCGTCCTGTAAAACAGGTAACCAAAACTCTTTGGTATAAGTATCCTTAATACGATACTTCTTATCTTCTACTTCGCCTGTAGATACATCTACTTTTGAATACCAACCATTGCTAGGTTTGACTACATGACCTGATGCCTGTGCCATGTCAAGGAGACCTGACCATTTGCTGATACCGCCTTCAAACGAAACCTCAACAGGAATCTTAGACTTCTCACGTACAAAGCGAGACTTCTCAACATTGATAATAAAGTTATAACCCATCAG